CTTCAGGGAGAATTGCTTCAAGTTTATTCATAATTTCCCCTCCACATCTGGAAGATCATTAGGGTTTCTTTTTTTAAACTTGGCTAATTCCTGATTAAAAAATTCTTCTTGCTGTTCTTTTGTCGCTCCGGATTTTTCCATGAACTGAAACCCGAGTTTTAATAAAGAACTTGCGATATCTAAGTAAACAATAGGAATGGGCATTATTTTATCCTCCAGAATGGCCTTAACAGCGCTTGCAACGTTGCATCAATTTCAGCAGGCGGCACTTGCCCTGATTGAACATAACCTGTGTATGCTTTAAGTGTTGCATGCAAAGCGGTTAACGCTTTTTTCTTTTTTCTCAACAGGTCTTTACTTTGTTTTGAAAGATCCGGAGTTTTTACTTCTGTTAAATACGAATCATAAGCGTTATTGTAAACAGATAACGCTATGGCAGCCCGGCCTTTCGGAGTCATGTTCTGCCAGGTTCCGGCGGCTGCGCATCCAGCCAACAAGAACAGGATCACAACTAAATAGTTAGTTTTTCGTTTCATCCAAAAACCTCCTTGAAATCTTCTGTTAAAACATGGTTTGCTTTTCTGTTTTCGTTCCATCCAGTAAAACCGAAAAGAGATAATCCTTCTTTAGCAACGGCCGCTGCCCCTTTAAAACCACTTTCCCAGGCGCAAAGGCTTTTGAAAATATTATCTAGTTCTTTTTTGGAAAAAGACTTAACAGTCAACTCCCCTGTCTTTTCATCGACAAGAAACAAACTTTCGTACTTGTACCCAAAATCATGAGGCCATGCTCCCAGCAATAGCATCCCATTTGTATTGTAAATTCCATTTAAAACTTTAGGGACACTTGCTAAGTCAGAAACAAATCTTTTTGGAATAAAAATAAAAGAATTGAGACAAGGCACCCAGAGAACATAATCTTCCATCATCTCAAAGGACCTTCTGTAAACAAAAAACTTAAATAATTTTTGAAACCATGTTCTTTTTGGCGGTTTTTTGTAAATTGCTCTGGTTATTGGGAAATGAATTTTTTTTGTAAAATTTTCAGGGTTTATTTTTTTCATATCAATCCTGCCTATTACTCCATCTGATGGGGTGTTTCCATTTGTACGGGTTTTATCTGTGGTTTTCCCATAGTTCTATCCTATAATGGAATTGCATCCCCTTTAATTTTCATACGGAACTGCGTCCATACAAAACCTGCCGTGTGGTTCGCATCGTATATAATCAGTTCTGTTTTATGATCGGTTGAAACTTTTAGCCCTAATACACGGGGGTATATAGTAATAGTCCCAGTGCTGTTATCCGGCACAATCCCGGCAGGGTATGTGTCAGAATCGTAGTATTCCCCGTTGAATTTTATTTCAAATTTTGTGATAGAACTCATATCTGTAGGGGTTAAAGCTACGCCATTTTTGTAAATAGTTAAGAAAAAAGAATTGTCTCTACCCTGTTGACCAATTGCAATTTGTGTTTCCGCCATAAAACCCCCTTATTAAGTCTATGAATCATTGACTGTCCAGCCTGCTGGAACTAAGCTTTGGTTATCCGAACCAACTCCCCAATTTCCTTTGACATTTAACACAGGAGAATAACCAGAAGCTGCAAGATTAGAATATATCTCATTTAAAGCGTCTGGCCCTAACTTACAGGCATAGTAACTTGTTGTAACCTTCAATCCACTTAAAGCCCCTTTTTGTAAAGAAGGGCATTGACTAAACATATAATCTGTTTCAATAACACTACTTGCATCAAGAATAGGAATAGATTGCAGGCTCTTGCAACTGTAAAACATATATCTCATATCTGTTACTGACGAAGTGTCCATAAAAGGAATAGTACGTAACATATAGTCCCACTCAAATATACTATTCATAGTAGTTACTAAAGAAGTATCCATAGGAGGAATTGACATTAATGAAGTACATTTAGCAAACATTCCAGCCATATCTGTTACTGAAGAAGTATCCATCGGTGGAACACTTCTTAGGCTGGAGCAACTATAGAATAAACTATTTAGACTCGTAGCAGAAGACATATTAAATAACGGAATTGATTGCAGGAGACTACATTCATAAAACAGCTGAGTCATATCAGTAATAGCATTTTCACCAAGACTAACCTGATATAGCATATACGGAAAGATGTTTGTAGTAGTACCATGCGATATAGTTATATTAGTAATATAGCTTCCGTTAAAAGCAAACTCTAACCAAGGAACAACCTTGGTAGGAGTATAATTACTATGTGTAACATTAAAATCAACACTCGTCAAATGGTGTCCCGATTGAGGAGTAATAGTCACAACTGCACACTTGAAACCCTCACTTGTTGCAGGACTGAGGTTTGAATTAGAATAGTCATAAATATGCTCAGCAGTCACCCCCGGATTGTAGTTTAAAACTGTCCCATCTCCCCAATCCACAGTGTAATTGTCATTACAAATTAAAGCAACTCCATTACCCCCAGTCTCAACATCATAAACAGCAAAAAGACCCTGAACTTTCTCAACCCCGTTAACGGGGCTATCAATCTCCGGCCAATCAGTTGGTCTTGTCCATCCTGAATTATAATAATACATGTCAACACCGGAGGTAATATCAGATGTTTGTACTTTACCTGCGAAAACAGAGCTATCTTTATAATCAGTCCCATCAAGTTTATAAAGCATCAAAAAACCATAATCACCGGTACTCAACCCCGTAACTTTAGACAAATCAAGATTAATATATCCATTTGCATCCGTCGTTACAGAAGAAGATTTACCAATTGGGGAAGTTCCATCCTTTGGTTCAGTAACATCCCACCACATTGCTTGAATATTAGATAAGTTAGCTCGTGGTGTTGTATTATCAAATAATTGTAAATTAACTCCTATCATTTTAACCTCTTTAGCTCAAATTAACACTAAAATGTCCTGCTGTAAGTTCTACAGTATCTCCAGAGGCAGCCGATTGATCTACAATATTTGTGTTATCTGTACCGATTATATTCCCTGATGAACTATCATCCATAACCACCAAAGATGTAAACGTTGCCCATGCCCCTGACGGAGTTGGAAAGGTTATCGATGCATTACTTGTTGTTGCACCAGCAGAAGCAGCGTTTATACTTGCAGAAAGTATCTGAACTCTGCCGTAATTATTACCCGATAATTCAGATATAGTAGTGTCACTATCATTCACAACGGCTGTCACTAATCCTGCATAAAGAGAATCTTTCGGGCTGGTCCAGGCCACATTCCTAAACATCAGATCCAGCATTTTATGAGCTGTGTAGTTTGAAAAACCTGCTCCAGCCGAGCCACCGATGGTTATTCCCATTTCACCCGCAGGAATCTTAGGCGTATTCCCTGAAACTACATTCCATGCTCCCCCTGTAAATTCACCAAAAGCAAGCATATTCCCGGCTGTTGAATCATCTACAATCGCCCAAGAATTTATATCAGAGGTACTTGGCCCAGTTGCCTGTGCAAGTTCTATTTCTGCCGACTGAATAATTTCCCTTAATGTTGTTGCACCAGCGGCTCCAAAGAAAGAAGATCCTGTGAATGACTTTCTTACATATCCTGCATAATCTGTTTCAACAATAGTTGAACCTGTATCATTTTTTGCAGGTAATGTAGTACAAAGTACAAGATATAAAGGTGTTACCGGTGTATAAGCCGTTTTAAAAACATGATCTACAAGTTTTGTTCTTGCAAAATTTGATAATTCTCCCATGATTTTTTTCCTTTAAATTAATTGGTTAATAATTGCTGAATAGATATCTTGGTCTATTTTTGCTGAATAGATATCTTGGTCTATTTTTATACCCAAAATATCAGAAGCCAATATTGTTAAGACTCCTAAAAGGATTCTAATATCAGAAGTTAAACTCCCGTTTTCTAAACTTGCCGTTAAAATTCTTAATATAGTTTTTTGAATATCTGTTGCGGTTGTACTATTTTGAAAATCAGCAGATAATTGAATCGTTTTTAATACATTTAAATCTGTTGTATTTGTTACGTTCGTTAAAGAACTTATAAGACTTATTATATTTGCAAGAACAATATTAATATCTGTGGTATCAGTAATATTAGATAAATCAGATATAATATTCCTTGTTATTGTTTTATCAATATCTGATGTATTTGTTTGATTAGAAAGATTTGAGATTAAAGAAATTATTCCGGAAATTAAAATATTAATATCTGATGTAACTGTAGCGTTTGAAAAAGTTCCAATTAAATCTCTTTTAATAATTTTATCAATATTTGTTGTACTCGTTTGATTAGAAAGATTTGATATTAAAAATATTACACCAGATAATAAAATACTGATATTTGTAGTAACTGTTCCGTTCGATAAATCTCCTGTTAAATCTTTTATAATATTTTTGTTTACCTCTGTTATATTTGATGTATTAGAAAGATTTGTAAGTAAATCCTTTATAATAATCTTTCCTATATCAGAAACATTTGATGTATTAGAAAGATTTGTAAGTAAATCCTTTATAATAATTTTATGAATATCATACGTATTTGTTAAATTGATTAAATTAATGATTAAATCTCTTCCAATAATTTTATTAATATCTGATGTACTTGATAAATTTGTTAAATCTGCAAGAAGAGAAATTACACCTGATAAAGCAACCGTTATATCTGTTATACTTGAAGTATTAGAAAGATTTGTAAGTAAATCTCGAAGTACCATTTTATTAATATTAGTGATACTTGATTGATTTATAATTGATGCTATAATTGAAATAATTTTTATAACATTAATGTTTGAAGTAACAAAATCATTGGAAAGATCACCTATTAAATCTCTTATAACTATTTGATGAATACCTGGAAGAACAGAAGAATTAGAAAGAATAGCAAGCAATGATTTTATTACTATTTTATTAAGACCCGTTGTGCTTGATGTATTTACTAAATTAGAGAATAACTCTCTTCCAATGATTCGATTGATATTTGATGCACTTGTTACATTTGTTAGATTTGCAAGAAGAGAAATTATTGCACTACCTGTAGCAAAATCAGGAGTAAATTGCGCTTGGTCAGATCCATTAAATGCTGATATAAATTGTGCTTTCTTAATTCTTGAGAGAAAAACCGAAATATTTTTTGTGGTCGTCTCATTTATGAAATTTAAAATAAGTTCTCGGAGAATGGTTTGAGAAACATCAAGCGTATTCGTGCTGTTTGCCAGGGCTGCGTTAATGCTGCGGTCTATGGTTTGCGTAACGTCGCTGGTGGCTGTGGCATTGGTTAAATTCGCAAGAAGGCTGATTGCTCCAGGAGTGGTTGTTGTCGGGATAAAATAAACGACTGGGGCGACACGATGGAATAATTGATATGGGTTGTCAGAAAGGGCAGCAATTTGAGAATCTTTAAGATCCTTTGAAAAAACATAAAGAAAAAATAAATCTCCAATAAAAAAATCAGAAGCTCTATAACTTGAACCAATTTTTAAACTTAAATCAAAATCAAAAGTTCCTTCATTTTGTACAAAAGATTTATATTTTTTGCTATTTACAAAACCATCCATTTGTTTGAATTTATCTTTTTTCCATGAAACAATATCTGGTTTTTTATTTTCTATTGGAAGTTGTGAATACGCTGGGTCATTGTCTTTAGGATAAAGGGAACCAAAAATATTATAATATCCATCTTGATAACCACATATATGAGCAGAATTATTATTATTTAAACAATCAAGAAAATATTTATTAGAGCTATTATTAGATGGTTCAACCCCTGTTATAGTCGTCCATGCAATTTTACCTCCAATAGTTCCATCAGGCCATACAGATTCATGAGATAAATATTTCGATCCATCAAATCTTAACCTATTATTTTTAAATGAAACAAGCCCTGAAATAACGACAGAAGGGAGAATATAATTTAATTGTTGACCAGGATTCCACATCGGCATGGCAAGCGCAATACTCTCAGGGTCAATTCCAACCCTCTCAGCATTCTTAAACAAAGAAGCTTGAACTTCAGAGACAGGCCCCCAGGCTTGCGGCTTAATCTTATATTTTTGCCTTAAGAAAACCATTATTGAATTTCCATCAATTTAGGCGTTGCATACAGATTCGCATTAAAAGCAACATCACGAGCCACCACGGCAAGTTTTGTGTATTGAGCTGATAAAGAAAATATACCGGCATCAACTCTGGGGGTAGTTGCATCCAAAATGGTTTCACCAATAGAATGTGAATATCTCCATTTTGTATAATTCGTACCATCTTCTGAAATTGTGTACCAAATTTCAGCCGAGGTATCTCCGCCTAAATGAGTTGTTACATCAAGTTCAAGCTGTAACGCCTCAGCGCCTTTGCAGTTCTCTGTACCAGTATATTTGTTGTTAAGGATAACCGGCGTATCTCCTGTATAACTTCCATTAGGGTCAACGTCTGCTGTTAAAGCCGTGCCGTTTCCCTGTGCTGTTATTCGTGCTCTGGATTTTAATAAAACTTCATTTGCCATTATTCAAAATCCTCCTCTGTAATCTTTCTTCCAAAGAGTTCTTCTGATCGAGTCTGCAATCTTTCTCCCAATCTTAGAATTGCATCCCGTTCTGGTTCTGTCATTATTGCAAGTGGATCACATAAAAGTTGAATGGTTCCTCGGAAAACTGGGTCTGATACTTTAAATTGGTCATGGGCATAATAAAATAATGAAAACCCTTTTGCAGCATCGCTTTCGGCTTTCATCCAATCGAATAATTTAACCTGGGAAGCGGCAGACGTTAACTCCAACATATCGCCTTTTGGAACTTTTACATTATCATCTCTCACAACCCAGGTCTCAACCTGTCCCGGCTCGTTGTTGAGCTTGTTCATAATCACTTTTTTAGAAGCTCCGATGAGTTCCTGATATTTGTCTATTTCTTCTTGTAGTCCTGTAAGCATTTTATCAATCTCCCGGTTTCACTTCACCTTTTGCACACCATTTTATCAGCAGGACTTTCCAGCCATGCATAGGTTTATCTGGCTGCCAGTGCTCTGCATCTGTTACGCCCTTCGACCACCCGAAATGCGGAATAAACTTGCAAATTTTTGATTTCCTGACCCATAGGTACCCGCCCCGTGCAAGCCACATTTTTAAAGCATAAAAGATACATTTCAATTTATTCTCCTTGTAAGTATATCTGCTTAGTCAAGAATAATCTTGCCCGGTGTTGTCAAATACTCCTATATAGAAAGGTTTGTTATTTACCTCTCAGTAGTCTATGATCTTGTGCCATACGCTGTAAGACCATCCATATTTCTTTCTTAGATCGTGCGTTTGCCATGGCGTTAGAGTATGCCGTGTTTTTTTGTCTCAGCCATATTTTTATGAGTTTCTTTTTTACGTTTGCGTCTCCCATTGAATAGAGAGCTACCTTTTGTTGCGGTGACATATTCGCTATATTTTTATCAGCCGCAAGAGATTGTCTGGCTTGTTGTTTTCTGCTTGCGTCAAACTCCGCTTGAAGCTGTTCCTGTAACCCATAATCAGATATTTGATAAAAAGTTCCAAGAATATTTCCTGGGAAAGAACGTAAAAACTTTTCTGTATCAGTTCTTTGCTTTTCAATATCGCTATATGAAGGGTTATAAAATACGCTGAACCCAAGGTTTTTCCAGGCGTATTTGCCTAAGTCCCAAGCGGCTTTTCCCCCACCTACTCTGAACACCCGTCTTGGTAAAATGTATTCACCACGATAGCTGTCAACAGGGTCTTGGCCTTTTAAGTAATAATCTGCCAGTTTCATCCCCACGCTTATTAGTGGATGTAATTGATACGGTTGTGCTTGGACTAATTCGTTTAATGCGCCTTGCGGGCCGGAGACTTTAAGGTTCAAAAGTTTCCAAAAAATAGACCCAAAGTATTGACCTTCGTAATCCTGGGGTATTCTAAGGTAATGGACTTTTCCTCTTTTATCGATAAAAAGGGGGATCACTGTATAATGAGATTTATTATATTCGGAGACCCTATCAACCATTGCTTTGTTGTACCCGCCTAACAAGCCTTTTGCGGCCGTTGCTAATAATACCTTAGGCAGAATGTTTATCATGGCCGTCTTCCAAAGATACGTTGCCTTGTCTTCACGGTACGATTCAAGCGCAGCCCTTATGCCTTCTTTCCCCACTGTTGAGAACATAAACACATTGTTAAGGGTCTGCTGCCATGCGGGGCGAGCTTTTACATTGGGGGTTCCGATTCTCCCCCGGACCCTATGGCCTATTTCTGCTTCTGATAGATTCGTGTTCTCGATTAAAAATCTTTTCCCTGAGACTTTCCCCCAAATTTCCGTAGCCCGGCCAAGATTATCTAAAAATTCCCAAGCGGTTTTAAGCTGTTTTTTATATTTATGTTCGTCATGGGCTTCTCTTTCGGACAAGCCAAAACTATCGCTGATCCGTTGTATTTCGTCTTCGTAGTTTTCTTCTTTCCCGCCCCAGACTCTATTTGAAAGGAGTTCCTTATTTTGGTACATTTGAGAGATAAACTTACTCCGTTCTCCTTTCATCGCTTCCGCCCAAACTTCTTTCCACGCCTTCTTGTATTCTTTAAGGAGGGGGATCGTATGGCGGAGTTTGATTTCTGGATTGTTTTTTACCGTAGAAAGAAAGTCACGTCCTGGATTTCGTGCCATCCAGATTGGATTTTTGTTAACCAATATTTCACGGATAGGCTGTGAGGCATAATGCCAGAATTGCGCCATTTGAGTTGCTTCAAACGGTCTTTTATCAAAGGCTTCGGCAATTTCTTTAGACACATGGTAGTAAACCGGTTTGCCGTCACGGAGTATCATAAACATAGAGAACCTGGGGTCTTTCGGGTCCTGAGCTACTGTCTTACCAAGACCTTTAGTAAACTCTTCAGGTGCTTTTTTGATTAGGTCTAATTTCTCCAAGTCCTTAACTAATTCCGTTTTTGTCATGTTCAGCCGGGCAGCTTTAATTACGGCTATATCTTGTAGCATAGTTGCCACAAAAGGGTTGTCTATATCTTCAAGAGACCCCACTTGCGCTTTAAAGGTAGCAGTTGCCGTTCCACCGTATTTCTCTTCAAGCCAATGGATAACTGACATTTTGGCATAAAAGGTACGGTCTTTTATAATTTTTAAAAAATTTGGAGTAGCAAGCCCGGATTTTTCGATTAAAGGGATAATTCTTTTCTCACGTATTTTCCGATATTCTTTTGCAAGCTCTACAATGGTATCGAATTTTTCTTTACCTAACCTTTTTTCAAGCGTTTTCAAGTCTTTTTGGACGCTTTCTTTATAAAAGCCACGTGTGCTTGCAATTCCTTCTCTATTTTTTTCGATATGCTTCATCATTAAATAAGCGCCAATATCATCGTTAGAGATATCGTTTCTCTCTGCGTGGACAAGAACTTTCTTATTTATTTCATGCATCATATCGTTTACTTCGGAGGCAAGATATTCTGTGGTTTCCATCATCCATTTTGTTGCTCTGGCATGTTCGGCCGCTTCACCGCCTTTCTTGGTTAACTTAGCAAGCTCTTTCTGAATGGGAAAATCTTCATCCCACATCCCCCTGCCAAGAACATCAATAAACCCCTTAAGGTTTCCTTTCCTTTCAAGGTTTTTTCCTTTATGGATGTTAGCGGAACGCCTGAACATTTCATAAACCCCATCAATGCGATGGTTGGACACTTCGTCTGAACCTTTGCCTATTCTATCTTGTATTTCCTTCCATTTGGCTTCAACCTCTGGCTTTCTTTTAAGATAATTAAAAAAGCCTTCATAAAAATTCGGCGCTTTTTCTTTCAATAAACCAGGCGCATTCACAAGGCCGCTAAAAGCATCAGCATACAACTCACGTGGAGAGAATCTATAATTGGTGACCTTAAAGTTAGCGGCTGGGTCGAATGGCTTCCAGGTTTCGGAAAACGCTTTCAATTCGTTCATTGTCTGCTCTAAGCTAAACATTTTTCGTTTTGATAATTCTTTATTGATAAGGTCAGCGTATTTTTTAGATACTCTTTTCTTAAACTCTTCATCGGAAAGCGTTTGTTTAATTTTCTTTCCGGTAGGCTCGTTTACTATTTCAGAAAAACGTTGAAGATCATCTTTCACCACACCCCTTAGAGCTGCTGATATAACCGCTTTTTTCTGAGCAGTGTTCAGGCTGGCTATATAATCGTATAGGTTTTTATTAAGCAGTTTTGAGTCTTCTAAACTATTCCAAATACCAAGAATATCTTTAGGCTTTACAGGGATTCTTTTTGTGACAACTTCATCAATCCAAGTGTCTTTTTCCTTGGAAACCAATTTATTGGCTTCCCGCTTTAGCCGTATTCTATCTTTTGGTGTTAGCTCGGATGGAATGTCAGGTGATGCGCTGATGGTATGCTTCATGTATTTTTTAAGAGAAGCAATACTACCCAAAATATTCCCACGGGCAAGCGTTTTGTCAGGTAAATAGTCTACGATCTTGCCGATATTATACGCAATTTCTTTTTTGGTTTGGTCTGTGTCTTCAAAAAGAGACCTGACAACTTTGATAGATCCGTCTCCATTAGGGGAAAAAGATCCATTAGCTTTACCCCCGGCTGCTCTCAAGACGTTGACAAGTTTAAGGTTCTTTCCATTCTGTAAATCTTTGGCAAGCTCAACTATCTCCGGCAGGTCTATTACGTGGCTTATTGTCGAGACGGAATCTTTGTATTTGTCATTCGTTTCATTGCTGTGTTTGGTCTGGTAAAGCGGCATTCCTTCCCGTAGGGCTTTTTTTTTCATCTGGGGAGTTATTGACAGGGTGTGAATTTTTATGGGTTTGCGCAAAAATTGTTCGGCCTTTTCTTTGGTGGTATTCTTCACTACTATATTGCCATCTGGGTCAGTCACAGAATAAAAATTTCCGTTTTTTTCTATTTTAAACTCGGGTCCTTTTTTTATTTCTGTTTCCCCGACTTTCGCTTTACCCCATTTCTTTTTATTGAAAAACTTGTTGGCTTTATTTACTAATTGTTCATCATAAATGTTTTCAAAGCTTTCTTTACGTGGGAAAGACACTCCGGAGTTTTCTTTTTGCATCCGAGCCCAGATTTTATTTGTTCTGGCTTCCAACATCTTTTCAAAGTTTTCTTTGGAAAAAGAGTTTTCTTCCCGCCTGGCTATGGTGCGGATAGCTTCTTTTAATTCAGCTTTATTTCTAACAGTGACGGTCTCTTCAAGAAGGATACCTTTTTCACGGGCGGCAGCTTCTATGTCGGCGATATTTCCAGCATGACCAGAGACTTGCTCTTTGACTTCTACTTCCCAGCCATCCTTTGTTTTTTCCCAAGCAATCTTTTCAGACCCCCACCGTTTGGTGTGGGTACTGCCTGGGAACCAAGCAATCTTATCGTATCCGTTCTCTGCTGCGTATCTTACAAGACGACGAAGCATTAAGTCGTAGGAAGTGTTTTTGAAGGGATAGTCTGGAATCCCAGGGGCACCGTGGACATTCCGCCAAGTCTTGGCGGCCTCTATAGCCCCACTTTCTGTAGGGTATGAGTTTACGGAAACTTTATTACCTTCTGAATCATAAACTGACCATCCACCCATCTCTGGATCTTTTTTGTGAGAATACGTTAAATCTTTCTTGACCCCCTTCTTTCGAATATCCGAAGCCCAATCGTCCTGCATCTCATGAAGGACCAGAACCTTGTTTCCGTCTCTATCTGTATAGTCTGACATCCTGGCAGTTACAAATGTGTTGGGTTCGTCCCAGTGGGGGGATTTGTAGTTATTAGCGGCTGTTTCAGAGGCTGCCTTATCAAGCCTGTCTAACTCTGCCGTCTCTTTATCGTTCATTTTGTCCCAGATAGCTACGCCGGAAACGCCATATTTCTCCTCCATCTTTGCTTGGAACGCTTTGAATTGTTCCTGCCCCTTGTTTATAGGAGTTGGCAACGTCAACAGCAATTCACGGTAATTCTTTCCGCCTGGTTCGGTGTATTCTGAGAATTTAGTATCTTTTTTAGTCTCTTTTCTCGAAAGCTCTCTGTATCTGTTTAACTCCTCTTCAGATAGCGTTTCCCCGTTGTATTGCCTATCTGACAAAGCTTTTAACTCTTTTGAATATTTATCTGCTCCCCTCATAACTTCTTTAATCTGAACTCGGTTTTTATTCAGAAAGTCAAGAACATCCTGCTTCTTAACTTTACCCTTCTGATCATTCAACCAATCCATAACGCCTGACCATTCAAGCTCTTCCTGCTTAAATTTTCCCTTTTTGGCCCAGCTTTGAAGCTGACTTTTGATTGTTTCCGCGTTTCCATTATTAAGCTTTTGACTAAGAAAGTTCTCCATCTGGGAATACCACATGTCTGCGGTGGTTTCATACTGTGAGTTTGCGCTTGTATTTGGTTTGCCCTCTCGATTATAAATATCCCCTGTCTCTATGCCCTTTGCAAGTTTACGGACGCTTGACTGTTTCTCGCCAGTCACTATTGCTTTTACTGTATTGCGTAACGCATCCATGAAGTCCGCAACCTTTTGGACAACACGGCCAAGAGGCGTGCTCCTGTCCATTTTACGGTTGGCAAGCACCTTTGACAGGTAGTTGGCCCTGTTTTCTCTGGAGTCCTTACTTAGGGTAATTTTATCGTCTTTAGCAAGCCCTGTGCGGTTCTTTAGCCCAGTGTCAAGCACTGATAGGTCTAACTTAGAAAATATGCCTGCCTTCTCCATAAGGTGGATCACCTCATGGATAAGCGTTTGTTCGTCTCCAAAATCAGAAGAGATTTTAATTTTGTGACCAATTAATTGCCCGGCAATGTGCCCATCTGATTTCATAGCCCCTGAGTTTATGGCAACTTCGTATTCTTTGTCCGAAAAGCGTTTGACCGTCTCTACGGTGAAGCCAAGACCGGACTTTGATCTTACCCATACATGGCCTTCCGGGGTGACCCCGGTTTTAAGGTTAAGGGACTTGAAATAAGATTTTACTTTTTGGAGGGTTACCGGGGCAGTGATTCCTGCTTGTTTTTTTTGAGAAGAAACTCTTTCCAAAATTTTTTCATTACGTTTCAATAAAACTGTTTGATCAATTACTTTCTGATTCCAGAGGACATAATTGTAGGTGAGGCCATCCCCTCTTTTTGATGCCTCTAATGTTCTCTTTGTAGAAAGAATCTGTCTGTTTAAGAGAGCTATCCGCTCCTTCCGTGATTCAAAAAAATGCGGGAGAAGATTACTATTATTTTTGTTATCTTCAAGTTCCTTTTTTATTTCTAATATTTCTTTCTTGTCTTTCTCCATTTGTGCTTTTAAGAGAGGGTCATCCCGAAGGGCTATCCGTTGAAGATTTCTACTTTCCCCATCTAAATATTTGTCGCCTGGGATGCCTACCGAAGCTAAGTATCTTGATGACACTATATCTTCATCGTTCGAGTCCGGGGTCCCTTTGTTTATAACAAACTCTGAGGCAGCACCATAAAGTTGCTCACCCCATAAAGAGTCCAAAACATCATCAGAATACCTACCGGTACTTTTTAAATATTCCATTAATGGTTGGAGTGCTTTTTTAACATATTCAGTTTGTTCAGAGAAAGGTTCATCCCAATCCAAAAGGTGCGGGATAATTTCGTCTGGGATATCAAGTTTGTATAGAGATGCGGCATTTTTTATATAAGCATTCTTAATCAGGTTAACGGCTGAAGTTATATCCGTATTTTTGTCATTTCTGTACCTATATTTTAAGTCTTCGATCGCTGCTTCTCTATCGAAATCGTTAGCAACCAGTGAATGTATAGTATCATCTTCTAAGCCCTTCAGCTTTTCATTTGTTTCTACATCAATGATGCCTTCCGTTGTGACCTTATAGTCAACACCATTGACACTAAAAGAATCACCTTGCCACCTCTTTAGATAGCTTCTAATGGCATCTTTCGATTCTCCTGAGTACCACCCCGCTCCAAAAACCCATGCCCCCTCTCCGACAGTTTCTTTGCTAAAGATTTTATCTAATCTTGGCCGGCCATATGGAAACCCTGGCTCTGCTTCCCAGGTAAAAGGCGACGCATGGTAAGCCACTTGGTATTGAACATCGTCCTTGTTCAAGTCCTCGATGTTATACTGTGCGTCTCGGGTAAGGTCCTGCGGATCATTTACTACAGTCCCGGTTTTTGTGTATGAAAAAATATCAAAAACTTTAACATCATTTTTCAATAAAGCATCTGAAAGTTTTTTTAAGAACAATAACCTGCCAGAGGCATTTTTAGGGGGTTTATTATTAATCAGAATCGAAGTAGCGTTTGTTTTTTCAACTGCTTCTAAAACTCTTGCAGTGATCTCTTTTTGAGACATCCCGGAGGGGAAGGGTAAAAAACCAGTTTCTTGATTCCTTGAATTAAGAAGCAAAAAGCCGTCTTCTTCCTTTTCCAATCTATTCTGGGCGTCTTTGTGGTTCATGATTTGTTTGTCAGTTTTTTTAACCCGTTTTCTAAAAATACGTTCGCTTAAGGGTATATCCTCTTTTTTGATTGTATTTTTAATCGGGGTTACTTTTGACGTATCACCCTGTTCATTAAAAACAATGAACTCTGAATCCCCAACAATAAGAGGCAGGATGTCTATATTCTTAAGAGAAGCTATTTGTTTTATTTTGGAAAGAATATTTTTGTCGGAGGAAGAGGCCTCCATATCACCAGAAGGATGATTATGCGCAAAGACAATTTTGTCTATGTTCTTAAATCGGAAGGACGGAGTCACTGCTGCAATAGGGTCTATTAAGCTTTGCCCTCTGGTCCCAACAGTATGCCGGACAACTTCGAGGACCTTACCATTTTTATCCAAAGCTACAAAATAAGCGTTTTCTTGAGGCTCTAAAACGAGGTGGGCTAAGAACGAGGCCGCATCTTGCGGGCTTTGTATGATGTAGCCGTCTTTGGCAAGATTAGTTCTTCCAACACGGGTAGTTGATACTTTTTGTTTTGCCTGTAACTTCCCTGGGATTTTAACTTTTTGGAGTTCTTCGGCTTGAAATTCAAATAAATCAAGTTGTCTGGCTTTGCCATTTTGAGGCTCCTTTACTTTATCGGGGGTTTCAACGGCGCTTCGTTTGGAATCTTCTTCTGGTTCGCCTTTTTTATCGCTTGTTTCATTATCAAGTCCATAAAACGCTGCTTTTGGCTCTTCGATAGCTTGTCTGCTGAAGAGGTCTTGTTGCTTGTCATCGTATTTATCCTCAAGTTGTTGTAAAGCTGTGTCAATTAAAGAACGAGAGTTTAATGTATCCTTTGTACCAAAAGCGTCCATTTGTTTCAAGTCTGCAATACCTTTTTTAAGGTAATGCCCTACAGAAGATAAAAACTCTCCTATACGCTTTCCGCTCCTGATATTATCTGCAAGAAAGGAAGCAACTTGTTCCACTTCTTTTGGAACTTTAGCATTAAACATATCCTGTTGAGCTAAGGCTTGTGCTAATTGCGTCTGCGCCCTCGTAGCGTTCTTGCCTGCTTTTAAATCCGGGTATTCTTTCTGAGCTTGCCTGAGATATAAAACCCCATCCACAATATCTTTTATGATCGGGTCTGCAACTTTTCCATTTAATCCTCTTGCTTTTGCAAAATCGACCGCACCTGCTGTCATCCCGTTTAGAATATTTTTGATATCTGGGTTTGCGTCTTCGGTTGCCATCCCTGATAATTCATCAGACCCATAGGCTTTCTGAAAGATTGCCGCTTGAATACGATCTACAAGCTGTTTTGTGATTTCACCATTTTTGCCTACATAATGGACCTGCTCTTCAACCGTCATTTTTTTAAGAAAGCGTGAAACAAAAGGCCTGTTACTTGCCGCGTTTATGTTACCGTCATTATCCGGTCTAAACAAAGACAAATCATTTGACGTTAGGTTGCCGGAGTCGACCCTTGCTTGCTCCGTGGCTGACATCTGTGCGGTTATTGAGTCGTTTGATCCCTCTGTGATTGCTTTAATATCATCGACAGGCGTTATCCTCCGCCTGATCAAAACAGGATGGGATATTTTTCCATCAAGTTTTATCCCGTATTTGGCAGCATTCGTTTCTACCCATTTTTTGTATTCTGCCCCTTTGTTGTTGTTAGGGTTATTATACGCTTTGGTTATTGCTTGCGTTCTTCCATGGCCTGCTTCAATTTCGTTACTATCCGGGGATACCAAGGGTGCACCCGTCGCAAAATTAGGGCTTTTGCCTAAGTGCGCCTCTGGTGCGAGGTTGGCAGCGTACTTATCGGTTTGTAAAAGATAAGCTTCTTTGCTGCGGTCACGTGGCTGTTTGCCTTCGGTGTAGTCTGGGTTCGGTGTTCCATTGACATCGTGTGATTGGACAAGATCGGGTAAGTCAACAACCTCATATTTGAATTTAATAGGAGTACCATCAGATAGATACGAGGTGCCTTCTTCCCCCTGGGGGGCTTTTTTTGCTTTTTGCTCTGCCTTGTTGGGCTGCTTCGGTTTTAATTCCCCGTGGGCGTCCGGTTTCGGAACGCTTACTATCGGTATTTTTTTATCCTTAAAAAGATTTTCATCATATGAAGGATCGCCAGAATGATACACAGAAAGTCCACGTTCTGCGTCTGCTACAGTGATGCCAAGTTTTTGTGCTGTCTCTTTCAAGACTTCTTTATTCGGTTTTAACGGAGAACTCTTTCCGGTTTTGTCCTTGTATGCCCATGAGACCTCTTCTCCAAGCTTAAACCATGTCCGAGGTTTGTATGTACGTTTCTCTTCGGGTTGGGCCGCTTGTTTGGGTGTCTCTGTCTTCCCTTCGTTTGGTTTTTTAATTTCTACAACTCTTGAATTAACGCCGGTCTGCCTAAACGCCTCTTTACCGGTAAATGATTTTTCAGGTAGTTTTTCAGAGGTCCCCTTATCAGAAAGCCACTCTCTAAAAGCAATAGATTTTTTATCACTTGCGAAGAATGGATGCTCGCTCATAATGGCAACAATTTTGCCGCCTGGCTTTAATAGTGAATAAGCGTGCATTACATGGTCAACGTCCATGCCCTTTGAAAAAGGCGGGTTCATTATAATCTTATCATACTCGCCTGTATGCTCAAGGAAGTCGCTACCAGTGACGTTATGCTTTTTAAGCTTAAGAATTTCGTTAAGAGTAGGACTTAACTCAACCGTATCAAGCTTGCTATCAGGGTGCTTTTCTTTGATAACATCTGCAATGTCACCTTTCCCGGCTGATGGTTCTAAGACCTTATCATCTTTTTGAATATCTGCCCGCTTGACTAAAACATTGGCAATTGTTTTAGGTGTTGGGAAAAAATCGACGCCTGGTTTTGTACCGATAAGTTTCCGTTCAGCTTCCTTCACGGGGTCTTCTTTTATTCCGCCTTCCCGAACCTTGATGTACTCTCTTGCAAGGGCTTTAAGTTCAGTTGAATTGCTAACACCCATTGCCTTATAGCGGTTGTAGTCTTTCAACTGGTCTTCAACTGTCCCCGGTAAAGAAAACCGTGTTCCCTTCCCCTTTATTTTTTTCTCAAAAGCAACCAAGCTTTTTGCAAGATCAGGGCTCAATTCCGTCCCGTGAATTTTCGATGCAAGCTTTTTACCGCCAGAGTGTTTTCTTAAATCTTTTCTAAGTGTGTTCACCCCGCCTTCAGGGAGACTAATTGAACTATCAAATTTAAGATGCTTTACATCTTCTGCGGAAAACGGTTCACCTTTTCTTTGCTGTTGTTCTCCATAAGAAAGCCCTTGCTTTTTCCAGGTCTCGTATTGCGCAAGGTGCAAGGCCGACTCAAGGGCCTTTACATGTGTTGCTGTTTTGACTTTCTCAAGAGGACCGGTGTATCCGGACTCAAGCAAGTCTGCAATGTTAAGCATAGTCTTAGCGACTTGGATACCATGCGAGGCGTCAGCCCGTGCGTTTGAGGCCATCTGTGCTCTGCGAGGGGTGTTTTCTTCTCTGTCTTGATTATATTTTTCTTCGTTACTCTTTTTTAGCTTTGTTGCAAAAGTTCGTATCTTTTTGATAGTTGCTTGTCTTTTTTTGTCTTCTTTCTCACTTGACTTTGTCTGTGGTTTTGTGGTCTCTTTGGCTACAGTCTTTTTACCGGAAAGCTGCTTTTCAGCAAAATCAACCAGTGGGGCGTATTTTGAGTCTAATAACTCACCGTATAACTTTTGTTCATCTTCACCGTTCTCAAGGCGTTTTTTTATTTTCTCAAGTTCGAGTATAGACCGTTTCCTGTCTTGGATATTTCTTTTCCGTCTTTTTTCATTAGCGGCGCTAATAGATGTTGTTCCCGCATTTAGGTCATCTTTTATCCCGCCCGCTGAAACCATTGTGTCATTCTTTTTGTATTTTCTATTTGACCAATCTAATATCTCATTTTTTAGGGTCTTTACTGCTGAGTCTATTTTTCGAGCAGCTTCACTCTTGGCTTTATTTTTAGCCTGCTCCTTTTCTTGTTCTGCCTTTACTTCTTTACCGTATTCGGGATATTTTTTATAAAGTTCTTCTGCCGGTGTGTTTACTATTTCTAATGGAGTCGGAGAAGCTTTGCCAGCCCCTTCGGTGCCGGATACTTTCGGTCCAGGCTCAACCCCTAAAATACTTTTTTTAAACACGTACGTCTTGTTGCCATCCGACTTTTTGATATAAACCATGGTCGGTTTTGTTGGGTGGGTTTTGATAATTGTACCGGTATCTTCTCCTTTTTTTGTTTTGTACGTTATTTTAGTGCCTGGGGTTAAGTTATCCTGGGGGACTGGCGCTACAGCGGGCGTCCCCTGGGGTATGTCCGGAGTTAAACCGGCAGGTAGCGCTTCTGCTGGTGATTGCCCTTGCTCTGGGGCAGGTTGTGTCTCTGTTGAGTTCTCCTTCTTTCCTTCTACTCCAAGTTGGCCCTGGTCAGGGCTGGTTTCAGGTGGAACGGGTGCCGTCTGCTCTTGCGGTTCTTGATTGTCCGTTATAGGCTGTTCAGGTGGAATTTCACTCCCGCCGAGAGCCGTAATCGAGTCTTTTACATTATTTTCGATATCTTTAGAAGTCGCACTTCCGCCAAGCGCTACAGGTCTATTCGCTGGTTCTGCGTTTTGATCTTCGTTATCGTTGAACAGGTTTTGTTTCTGGGTTGAGTCCTCCTTAGCGGGCCCATTAGCCTTAGCCATAACATCGAATACTTCTTGTTTGGCTTGATCACTGACATTTGTTCCTTTAAAAAACTTGTTCATAGCTTCCTGAGCTTCTTCCATATTATTACTGGAAAACGCTTTATTCAGCCGACGGTTAAGTAAGCCTATTGCAATCTTGTCTCCTGGAATTTTTGTAGCTTTTTCAATAAAAGGTAAGGTTATAAACGCCGCACTCATTGCCGCTGACTGCACTACAGAATTATTTACTTCTTGCGCTGTGGGGATTCTGCCTTGTTTGGCTGCATTGTAATATGTTTGCCCAACGCCTATAGCAACAAATTTACCTAAATCTTTTGAGGCTGCTTTCGCAATGCTGTCTTTTATTCCTGCCGGGTTCATTTCATAGGCACGGGCAAAAACAGACCCTTCTGTCCCACCAGTTAACGCACCCATAATGCCGTTTTTCTCATAGCCTTTGACAGCGCCTTGTATTCCAGAGCCTAAGACAAAGTTTGATACTCCACTGAGCCAATCTGCAACAGCGGTCGAAGCGGTTGCAACTTTAGCCGCTCCACCCGTTAGCGCCGCTGAACCTATGTCGATAGGGAGAGACGCTGCGCTTTGCACGAAAGAGTCAACCTGTTTTCCCACCCATGTTTTTGCCCCATATCGTTTGCTTAGCATTTCAACAGTTTTAGTCGGATCGTCTACGAAAATGTCTTTCGTTGCTTTAAAGTTGCCTAATCCGATCATTTTGTTAAAATCAATCGCTTTTTTGTATGCGCCAATCTCTGCTTCCCCTGCCATTCTTTCAAGGAAGGACGGCTGCCATTGGCTTATTGTCGGGGTAGCCTCTCCTTGTTGACGGGGTTCGTTCCGGTGAAGCGTGGAGTTCCCTTTTCCAAAATCAATAGGTGCTGTATCGGGTGTATTGGCAGGGGCAAAATTAATGTCAAAAGCGGTCTGTGAAGAGTTGCCTTTTCCAAAATCAATAGGTGTTGTGTCAAGTTCCCCATTAACAACTTCATGATTTTTAGCGCCTGCTTCCCCAAAGGCTTTAAGACTATCGCTGCCAGTCATATCTCCAATGTTTTGAAGAGCTGTGTACCCTGCGCCTTCTAATTGGTCTATGGTTTTTGAAGCAGCCTTTGTGATCCCCCAGCGGTTATCTTCCTTTTTGGGTTGAGACGGTTTAGCCGGCTTGTCTTGGTTGAGAATAGTTTGATATATATCTACAGGGTTATAGCCCTTCGCTTTCATGGCCTTATAGTCATATCCAGTCTTGTTGCATACGAACTTGGCTATCTGATCGTCTGTTGCACCAGCATTTAAAGCGGCTTGAACGTCGAATTTCATATTTCTATTCTCCCGTTACGAATTGGGATAAATCAATTGGACTTTTTGACTGTTTTGCATGGGTCTTTCTTTTTCCGTACCCATTCATGGCGTGTTTTTTGGACAACTTAACATTGGACCCAGCCGGTTGGGGGAGCACACCTTGTGAAGTTTCTTTGTTCAGTATTCGTTCCCTCATTTTCTTGTATAGACTAAGGGCGTTCTTTGCTATGTTGAATTTTTCACGAGCCTGGCCGGTTAGCTTGGCTTCTTGGCCCTTGTGAGCATTAAAATAGTTCTGCGCTGCTACGAGTGCATTTGCGGCCGGTTGGTTGGAAAGGTCCTTCGGCAAATTGAGCGCTCCTCCGTTGTCATTGTCTCCACCGTTCATGCCAGAGATAATACCCAGAGAAATACTGCTGGATAAGCTTCTACCCTTTGAGAATGGTTTTAAGAACATTGCTAATTTCTTAGAATTATCATCCAGCCATGCCTTATCAGCATCAGAAAAAGTTTTGGTAAGGGCGTTACCCTCCTTGATTAGAGACTCTTCCGCAAAATGTACGTTTTTATGCGTTTTTGTAAAAGCTGTGACTTGTTCAGGAGTAGCCTTCTGGACAACATAGCTTCCGTTCGGACCGGGAATTGGGCTTCCATTCTCATCAATCTGCACATAGTTCTTTTCGCGAGAATTTTGTAACTTTTTCTGCGCTGCCGTTAAAGCAACTCTTGATTTCTTTAAATTCACTTGGGACTGCTGTAAGTCAACTTTTGATTTATCGAGTGCCAAGGCTGCCTTTTCATGTCCGGGTTTCTCTTCAAAAATTCCCATATCATGTAAGGCTTTAAATGAATGGAGGGTAAAGTGTTCGTTCGTTTTTTCATCATAAACTTCGATATTAATTTGGGATGGATCGAGTACCTTTTTTAATGAATAAATTCGATACCCCCTGCCGTTTAAACCTTTTGCATATATAGGTTTCTGGTATGCTTCGTGATTTCCCTGCCTCACTGTTTCCATATGAAGGTTCATCGTATTTATGAATTGTTTCTCACCTGTAGTAGAAACTTGGTGGATCGCTTCTTGTAACGACATCTTCCCAGATGAAACGTACTTACCAGTAGCCCTATCTAAATGCTCGATGTTAAGGACTTGGTTCTCTTTATTTGCCCAGCCTTTAATGCGAAAAGGCATGGGCAGCTCCTCTGATACTTTTTCTATGGTGTTTAAAGTATTTTCAAGGTCCCCTTTCTTCATATATTCGGAGATAGCGTGTTGTGCAGCAGAGAATGTTTCATAAGCAGCTTTTATCCTTGGAGCCCTCGCTTTAAAAATGGCTGTACGGCCTTGCTCAGTGTTCGCCATTAAATTAACAATGTCTGCCTTGGCTTTCATTCCTGTGGCCCCTGAATAAAGATTCTTCGGTATTTTGTTAAAAGGTATACCAGGATGCTTCTGTAAATAATTTACTATACCATTTCGTTTTGCTAAATACTCTTTGTTCTCATTGGCTTTAGCAATATTAGCCTCTGCTTGCAGCTTGGTTGCATAAGTTTGCTCGGCTTTAGTGTCAATATCAGGGCTTACACCTGATGTTGCCTTACCGGTAGCTATATATCCAGCGAGCGCCTTGTTATATTGCGTCTTATTGGCTTTAAGCTCCGCTCTGTCTGCGTATCTCTGGCCTATCTGCTGGATGCCGTTCATAGCTTGTGACATACCAATCCAGTCGTTTAATGTTGGCCTTCCCCATTGATCAGGCATGTTGCCTCCTTATGAAAATAAATACGATCCTATGCCAACCAGTGCTCCGAGGCCGGTAAACGCCCCGAGGCCTAAACCGAGTGCGCCCCCTGTTAATGAGCCTAAGCTTGCACCTGCCATAGCACCGCCCAGTCCATTAGAAAGAGCGCCCCCAACTGTTGGCCCCGGAACGTTTTGTTTAATATTTTTTGTCATAGAGCCGAACGTTCCAGCAGCTTGGTTCATGCCTTGGAATACTTGGTTGAGTGGGTTGTTGATTTTATACATTATATGCCTCCAAAGGCAGCTTGAAGCCGTTTAAAATTCTCTTGTTCTGCGGTTGTCCTTGCACCTGTTCGGGCAACCCCGATGGCTTTAGCTTTTGCGAGAGCATTACGTTGTGTTGCAGCAGCTTGAGCACCTGAATCTGGAGCTACGCCCATTCTTGCAAGACTCCTATTTGCTTGTTGCATGGTTCCGTTAAAAGCACTCGCTACGTCTGCCTGCGCCTGGTTAGCTCGTTGGGTGGGGTCGGCACCGTTCATGGCTGCGTCATAAAACTGTGAAGCAGCTTGTGCCTGTTGGGGCAACAGACCGATTGCCGTTTGCATTTTCCCTTGTTGGAGTGCTGTCTCCTGGGGAAGTAACCCTATTTCTGCCTGGTTTTTTGCAGCGCCTAATTCTGCCTGGCTTTTCTGAAACGCTGTCTCTTGCGGCATCATTTCCATGTTTGCTGCAACCTGTGCAGTTTCCATTGGCTGGTAATTTGTTTTGTACCAGCCGTAATAGTCTTGAGCCATGACTTGTTGCGCTTCTGCTATTGTCGCCATACGGGCGTTATATTCTTTGTCTTGGGTATTAACATGGCTCCCGCCGCCCTTACACTCCGCTACCGGCCAGTAATATTCAAAGGAATCTTCTTCAACAACTTTTCCGGTGTCTATGTTTATTTTGACTTTCGTGTAAATTTTCACTCAAGATCCTCCCTTGTCAGGTAAATAAATTCAGCCGGTTCGCTTTTCCCGGATTTTGAGTTAAAAACAGCGTTCGGTATTATTCCGGCTGTCTTGGCTCCGCAGGCTTTGACGAAATTAATTGCATGAGTATTCCATACAGGAAGCCAGCCTACAAATAGATCAAAACACCCCATGTTTATAAGCTGCCTAAGAGTGAATCTGCCGATACCGACGTTCTTTCCCGTCCCCCAGGTATTTTTAAACGTACAAAAATGAAGATGTGCCGTTTTCCCCTCGAATCGGTTTAACCAGACAAATCCAATTATCTCTTTCTCGATTAAAAGAAGGTAAAGAATTGCCCCGTTTCCTTTCATCATTGTGAGGAACGCTTCTTTTGAATCAACTGTCCCTTCATAAAAAATGGTGTCGAAAATCCCATCAGATACAACCCTTTCAAACAGCCCTATAATGGTGGAGTCCTGAAATGTTCTTATCCCGTCCACTTCTACATATGGGACGATTTTCACGTTATTCATCGGCTTCGTCTTTGGCCTCTTGTTTAGCGGTTTCTTTCTCTGCGGTAAGCTGGTTGATCTTTTCTCGTAAAACGTCCAGCTCAAATTCTTTCGCTCCGATTATTTTTAACAGTCTTGATATTTCAATGTTCATTTTGTCTCCTTTTTGTGCATTTTTAGATATTTATTAACGTATTCTTGCAGTTCTTGTTCGCCTTCTGCTTTTAAAGTGTCATCCCCGGATATGGTTTTTACATAAGCTTCTACGAAAGTATTGATCGGTGGAAGCCTTTTTTTTGGAATTGCTGGGTGTTTTAAAGGCTTGTCTCGTTTTACGGGTTTGAAATCAGAAATTTTATCAACGAGTCCGTTTGCTTCGCCTTCTGTGACGAATTCTTCTCTCATCGGGTCTGCCATTAGATGGAGCATATCATCAGGACAAACACCGGTTTTTATAATATCGCCTTGTTTATTATAAGTGATGTATTTTTTCATTTCTTTGTCGCTAAAAGCATTATAGAACGGTTAAACATCTCACCATCGTCATAGTACAATGTAGCTTTGAGGCTATATGTGTAAAACCCAGAGGTTGGTACATCTACGATATTAAAAGTTTGAATTGCTTCTCTTAAATAACCAGTGGTTGAATATATAACTGAAGTCCCCCTAAACAGTCTAAGGCGAAGCTCTCCGTCTCCGATACCAGTGAAACTTATAGAGCAAGTTATAAAAATAGGAATGCCGCCTGTCACAAAGATAGGGGCCTCCACGGCGGTATATTCCCCATCAGTGGACATAGATGTTACATTTGGATTGAAAGCGCTGACAGGGATTGTAACCGCCTGATCTTTAATTTTCAATGTACTTACCGCTAAATCATGTATTGCCGCCGTGGTTACGTCTAACAGTCCCGTATTGATATACCCCCCTGCGATTAATGTATGCCCATTCACTATTGCATCATTCGTCTTGTCAGCGAAATCTGATATCCCATGGGCGGTATGGGCGAAGTCGGCCAACTTATTCATGGCGGTTTGCATGGCGTCGTAAAAAGCTTGAGTTTTGTTAGCTAAATCGTTGTTATAAATAGGGGTGTCTATCGGCGTTGTAGCCCAAATTTGGTGAGTGGAATTAAGATAATCATACAGCGAAGATTCATAGGTATCAAGGTTAAAGAAGGGGACCTGATCCTGTCCAGAAATTCCATAGGTTTGTGCTTGTGACATAACTTGGTTATAGCTCGCCAGCATCCCCGGCCATTGTACCCGCCAGGCAGCCTTTTCCTGTACGGAGAAGATACCGTCTGATGATTGGTTGTTTGCTGCGGCTTCTGCGTTGGCTGCATTAGCCTGGACGGTTGCGGCTGAAACGCCGTTGACTTTATATGTATCGTTGGCAGTATGGCTACCGGTTAGATCAGCGTCTCCAATAAGCAATACGTTTGATTGAAGAACGTCCGCCCTTATCTTGCCATTGACTACAAGCAGGGGGTCTAACTCTGCGATAGAAACTACGTCTTTGTATGCCAAGTTGCTGACAATATCTGAGGTTTTGTCTGCATCCACAGGTGGCTTCGGTTCGGTGACATCCTCATATCCAATAACAAACTGCCCGTTGTAAAACTTTGCGCCTCCAGTTCCCGTTATCTGCCATCCACTTGAGCCGTCCACAAAATTAGAACTTTGGAGCGTCATCCCGACAAAAGCGTTGCTTACGTCTATTCGGTCTGAGGTAATGGAGTGCGTTTGGATAGCGCTTGCTGCTATAGAGCCATCGAGGACTAAATTACCGTTTATCCCTACCGTTGAATTACCGTCTATTTCACCCACTGAAAAAGGAATTTTGGGTGTGTCTCCCGGAGTAACAATTTTAAATTTATCCGTAAGAATAATAAACTCACTTGTTGGCGTACCGTTGTTGGCGGTAGAGATCATCCCAAAACCGGTTACGTACCCGTTATTGTCTATTTTTACAGAGTATTTGCCTTCTATCCCGTTTATGGATGTTGTGTTCGTTTCGATTGATGTTGTGTGGCCGTCAACGGTTGTCTGAACAGTCCCGATGCTGGTTGACAAAGCGCTGTCACCATCGGCTCTCGCTGTTTGCTCCGTAGAGATAGCCGCAGCATTATCACCAGTCGCTGTGGTCAACGTCTCAATGTCTGAGGCAAGGGCTGAATCTCCATCAGCTCTTGCTGTCTGTTCTGTAGATATCGCGGACGTGTTGTTACCAGTTATAGTAAAAAGAGTTGTGATATCCTGCGCAAGGGAACTATCAGCATCTGTTCTTGCTGTTTGCTCATTTGAAATAGCAGTTTCGTTATCCCCGGTTTTAGTGAAAAGAGTAGTTATATCCCCTGCCATCGCACTATCAGCACCCGCTCTTGCGGTCTGTTCATTCGCAATATCAGAAACGTTACCGTTTACTGTAGTCGTCAGGGTTGTGATGTCCCGAGACAAAGCGTCGTCAGCATCAACCCTGGACGTTTGTTCTGTGCTTATTGCAGCAGCTCTATCTCTTTGTTCCTGTATTATTGCGTCTGCTCTGGCTTGCGCCTCGGTTTTGACCCTTGCAGCGACAGAACCTGCCAGAGTATCAGGCCCATCTATGAGATCAATACGTGAACTCAAGCCCTGATACAACTCATCTTCGGTGATCTTCCCGTTTAACACATTCAACAAGGCATCAATTGTGTCTTGCACAGAGTCTGTCCCGGGGACTACATACCCCCCTTGAGTATCAGGCGGGCACCAAACTGAATACTTTGCACCATAGCTAACTGATCTAATCCAGTATGTGTAATCGTCAGTGACAGCAAAACCTGAGTTCTTGAATATGCCTTGTTTGCCCCGTAAGTATTCTGTAACAGTAACGATCCCAATTAATTTTGCGGTTCCCCTGTCCTCTGAATTAACAGCCGCCCATATTTCAATATGAGAGACAATCGGGTCGGATGGGTTGTCCCAGGTTAAAACATGGACAAACGGGTAAGATGAGTCGACTACAAGATTCGTGGGTGGATCAGGGATGTCACCAGAGGGGAGCGGCGTTTTATTCTTAATTGAATCCGTGAGTGTGTTTTTAGTTGCACTTAACTCAAAGTATCTTGCAGCCCTTGAAGAAGTGCTTTTCATCCCAGAGCCCATTAATAACTCAACCGCCGATTTAACGGCTAAAAGGAACTTCGACTGATCGCCTGAAAAGGAAGGTGGGACATTCGGTATGTTTGGTTCAGACATCGAATACCTCCATTCCAGACTCTGCCACCATCATCCTGTCAATTTTAGTACCGCCGGTAACAGTTAATTGAAAGTCTTTTGCCCGTTTAGGAGCAAACCGGATCATATCATCATCTGTGATAACTTTTGAAAAAATTGTTGCACCGTCGCCAGTAAGCGTAACGGTCGGTTGTAACGTAAAGTCCCCAATAATTCGTGCGGCCATCGGCACTGGTGCAGAAGGGAAGGAGAAAACCTTACTGGCCCATGTTGCCAGATTTGCAGCACCAGTACCGAAGGAATACAACGAGCGAGTTGTAGCCGTACCAATTATTAAATATAAGACATCCTCTGATGATACGTAACGAACACCATATATCTTATCAGGAAGTTCACCTCTGGTTATATCTCTTGTCCTGAAATCAATCCGTATATATTCGCTTGAATTTGAGAAAAACGCATAGTAAACGCCATCATACCAACATCCTATCATTTCAGAGAGAGCAAGGTCGTTCCACTGATTTTTTGTATATAATCCTTCTGTAATAATTTGAAGGTTACCGGATGAATTAATGACCGCTAACCCATCAGGACAGGCGTAAGCAACTCCACCGGGGAAGCTAACTATGGACATTTTTGATACGCATGCTTGATCGAAAGGTATTTTTTCCAGTGATATTGACTTAGGGTCTTGGCCTATTAACAAGTATGGCTTTGTTTCAGTTAGAACCACGACTGTAGAGCCAATAAACCCAAGACCAACAATGTTTGATTCAGTTGTAACTGAGTAACTTTCCGGATAGGCATAGCCTATAAATGTTTCAGATAGATAAATAGAGTTTCCAGAAAACCCAACGTTGATACCAGATGACGTCGATATTAATCCCGACAAGGTTTCCAGTGGCGTTGTCCAGCCTTCTGTCGGGAGGACTTCTCCGAGTTCATTATCCTCTATATTATCAAGATAATCTGTAGTAGTTAAAATAACTTGATGGACAAATTGAAACTCTGCACCTGTAGTCCCGCTATTAAGCCGGTATATCCTGTATCCGGTTGTATATGCTTCGGCTGCATTCGTGAAGCCAGAAAGAGTAACAGTCTGGCCTGTATATACGTCTATATCTCCTGTTGGAGGAGACGGGGCAGATTCAGTTACCGTTCCATCTTCCCATTCTCCAATAATGGTATAGACATAAGAAGTCGTATGGTCCACTTCCGTTCCGGCTGCCCCGCCAATAGTGATAGTTAAAGCGTTCGTGGGGGCAGGAATGCCTAATTTCCTAAACGTTGGGTACAAACTTATATTTGTTTCTTTTGGATAGCCGTCACCTGTGACAATAATCCGGCCTGCATTATTCTTTACGAAAGAAGGAACAACGTCTACCTGTGTGTTCCATTGCAGCCAGGTTGAGCCGTTTTTATAAATAGACACGGTGTCTGGATTTAGCGCTTGAACAAGCGTACACGACAAAATAGGCTGTAAATTGCCAGATAATAGATCACAATTCTTTGCAAGAGTAGCATTTTCAGCCGGCAATAGCTTAGGCGACAATGCTGGAATTTCTCCTTTAAATTGTTGTATATCTATTAATTTCATACAAACTCCGCTCTATTTATTGGATGTGCTTGGTCGTTAAACGCTTTGGTAGTGTATCTACTGAGGTCTTGACGGTAAAGGCGTTCATAATATTGCGCTAACTCTGGATTCGTCCATGTTTTACCTGGAGACATAAACAATCTTGATTTCACACCGAACACGATAGTGTCAAGATGATCTCTGAACAATACATCTGGTACGTCTGTTGCTGTCATGGGTTTTTTAAGTGCAACGGTAAGGTCCAAATCAAAGTCAGACGTGGCCTCTTTGTCCAAAACAAAAAGATCGCCGTCTAATGTAAAGTCGTAAAACTGAGCCCCTCCATCTTTAATAGCGCTCACAATTCCGACAAGCTGCGTATCTGTAGGGATTGCCAAAGGAAAGTCCGTATCTCCAACATTTACCGTGTCCTCAATTTCTGTCCTGTAAACCCATCCCAAACTACAGAAATGGTTTGACACTCTTGCAAGCTCAAGATCCATGGCAATATCGGGGCAGCTTGGCATATCGGGTTTAATAAACGGATAAAATTCGTTAAAAGCTGTCACTTTGTCACCTGCGCAAGGGCTTGATCTGTCTGGTTTTTACTTCCGAGCGCTGTATAAAATGCACTCATATGTTGAAGCGCAAAAGAAGGATTCCCACCTTTTGCCTGCATGGATAAACACCTGTATAAAACCCATTCAATGATTGGAGAGATATAAATATTGTCCAATCCTATAATATCACTCGTGGTTGACACCGTTGCGGGAGCCTTTGCGTATGATAATTCAACGGTTAATGTGGCAATACTCGGAGTCGGATAGACCCAAAAAACCCGTGGGGTTTCAAGTTCAAAGATATAATGTGTAATTTCAGTCGCTGTCTGAGCTGACGTCCAGTCAGGTATATACCCGTCAATTTCATCCCGACTGACTTTTTTAATGTGTCTACCAGGCGTTGTCCCCCCAGGCCCCAAGTTTCTAATACAATCTAAAAGTCTTACCCCACCTGCTGGTATAGATTGTTTTGCAGACTGTTCAAGGACAAAGCTTTCAATAGCCGCAATGGCATCAGGCCGTAACAATGCGATTTGATTTTGAGCTTCGGAGATATAATTTAATAGGAGTGCTTCTGTCCATATATCTTGTCCAACATCATGCAGCTGCTGTCCAAGTATTAGGACGATGTCTCCTGCTGTGTATGTAGCCATTATTTGCCTCCGAGCTTTTTAATCTCTTTGATAAGAGTTTCCCGATTATCCCGGTTGTTCAACTTCACCCCGAATTTGTCCATGGCATACGCTTCCATCTCGGCTTTTGTCATCTCTTCCAAATTAACCTGCGAAGACGGCCATGTATACGGTTTCATGTCTTTCCTTCGGGCCAAGGCATCTGTCCGCACGTAAATGCGTTTGCTCCAGTCCTGGATTAAAAATTCCATGGTTTACTCCTATAAAAAAAGGGGAGGGAGGGACCCTCCCCTTAAGCGCAACAGGTAGCGAGTCTGGCGGCGCTGGGGTTAACGGTTATGCTGCTTTAGCATACAGAGTGCCAAGGGATTCCGGATGGATAACTTTGTATCCATATACCTGGAGACCACGCATTAATTTGCCAAAATCGTTGGGATTATCAATAATGCCATTCTCTGTAAGCTGTGAAGCAAAGGTGAGGGCTGATTTGTGCCCGAACATCAATTTATAACACTTCACGGCCCCTTCTGTAACGGGGGTAATATTATTGGAACTGTAAACGGTGAACCGATCAATTCCACCAAGCCGACCGTTTCTGAGCATAGATGTTCCGTCTCCAGAAAGTGACGCATCCTTGAGAGGGGATATTTTTACCCTGGTACAAGCCCAGGCAGGGAGGATGAACCATCTGTTGTTTTCAGGGACGTTCTGCTCGTCAAGAACCTGCCCGCATTCCATCATTTTATCAACGATGGTATCTTTTGTCAGGCCAACGGCAGTTGACCCATCTGTGTTTGCAGTACCAAGATCAACATTCCCAGAAATCAAACCGGCTGTGCCCTCTGTATTGGCGGGGGCTGCGTCTGATGGTATATCTGCCAGAATATCAGAATCAATTGTTATTTTCATCTGCTCGCTGGCATCTTCGGACCACTTGTCGATATAATTAATATCGGCCTGTTTCCGCTCAACAGAGTTTATCGCGAAGGAATAACTCTTGCCCTTGTCGATTAACAGCTCGATAGTGCCGCCAACTGGGCGATCGTACACAAGGTCTTTACCGATTTTATAGTCACTGATGACCATATTCGGGATAGTCCTTATAATTACTTTATCGCCAAATTTCGTAATTTCTCCAGCGTAGTCTGTATTAGAGACAGCGGCGAAAACAGTTGCCGTATAAAACTTTTCAAGGAGCTTCCCTGACCATATTTCCGGTATATAATTTCCAGACAAACCTGTATAGGTGCCTGAAATACTTGAATCAATTGGATAAGCCATTTTTCGTACCTCTACCGGATACGACCTTCCCTTTGAGCTGCGAACATATCTGCTTCAATCGCCTTAAACTCTGCATCTTTGCCTCGGTAAAGCCCTGCTGTTTTATCCTTGTAAAGTTTTTGGATATCTGCCCGTGTCCATATCCGGCCTTGTGAGCCCGGTATGGGTGGTTTTGTATCTGAACCTGGATTGTTATAGCTGGGCTGTACGTTTGGCGGAGGTTTAGCCTCCTGCGTTGGGTTAGCCGTACCCAGATATTCTTTAAAAATCCGCATGGTTTGGCCTACATCCATTGCCCTTTCAGCGGCTTGTAGTGACTCATGCCGTGGCCTGCCTGTAAATGGGTGTACTTCCTGTAGCCATGTTAAAAAGTCAGGATCAGAGTTCATTTTATTAAAGTCTTTTCCATTCTCTTTTAATTTCATCGCAACAGAATTAATATACCATTCGTAGGCGGTCTCACCTTGTGTCTTCTCTACTGTGCCGAGCTGTTCTTTAAGCGTTTTGTTTTCAGCGGCAAGTTGGTTTATTTGCTTTGCAAGCGTTCCAAACTCTTCGCCGTATTCGCTTAAACTCTCGGGGTCAATGGTGTAGTCGGGTTCATCCGGACCTTGGTTATTGGTTTGTTCTTCAAGTGCTTGGAGTTGCTCTTGCAGTGTCCGAATTTGTTGATTCAAGCGTGGTATTTCGGCATTGTATTTTCCCTGTAGGGTTTTGTACTTTGCTTCAAAATCGTCTGCTTGGTCATCTTGGGTTGCAGGCTTTTGGTCTGTGGCCTCGGGGGTAGGGGTGTCCTGCTCGGGCTTATTGCCGTCTTCTGGCGGGGTTCCCTGTGCTTTTATTAAAGCCTCTGCTCTTTCTGCCGCAGCTTTTACACTTTCTGGTATCATAAGTTTCCTTTGCGGTCCGTTTCCGGGTGTCGCTATTTTGAGTTTTAGGTGGGCCTCACAATGAGGTGTCCTCGACAATTGTGATTTTATTCTTGCGAATATAGCGTTGCAACAAAATCAACACTAAATAGCTGTATATACTTAATTTTTGCTTAAAATATCCTGGGCTGTTCCAAATGCATCAAAGAATGACTGTAAAACTTGGCAGGCTCCTTGGTTCCGTGTTAATTCAGACCCTGACAAGGTATCGTTTTGAATACGTAACGCCTCAAGAGAGTTCTCAAGCCAGTCAAACATTGCTTTTGCATCTGACGTTTCCTCCGTATTTGACTGGACCTTGATTGCATGAAGTGATCTGCATAACTTCTGATCCTCTACTTTAATAGGAATTAGTCTCATATTCCCTCCGTGGTTTCGATGTAAAATTTATATAAGTACAATTTTGATTCTTGTATGAACGGGGACGACACAAAACCCGCCAGATCACCCCGTTTGTAAACGTACAAGCCTGATTTATACAAGGGCTCCTCTGGAGGATAGGTGCGTTGTTCTACCTTAACTCCCTGTTTTTTAAGCATTTTGTCAATACGCTCGGCTCTGGAGTTAGGCTTAATCTCTATACCAAGCTTCCCCATAATTTTGTCAAAAGTGTCACCCATAAATTTTAGGGCGGTTGCCTTTGATGTGAAAGCATACGTTTTTGTTTTAATGTGACTATAATTGTCCCGATCGTTAGCTTCAAGGTCGCCAAGGGTGGTCTCATCCGTAATTGTCATGTTTGGCATTTCTGAATTTTTCATTGTGTCTCCTTAAACAACCTTTGCGTCTCTACCGCCCTGTACTGCACCGGCTCCGTCTGTCGCTACCCCTTTTTGTGCCTGTTGTGCCTGTTGTGTCGCAACTTCTTGTTTCCGTTGCATTTCTTGTTTACTGGGTACAATATCGTCACTCGGAAAATCCATACCTGCAACAATTCCCCTTAAAACTTCCGCTAACCCATTCATGCCGATGACCTGTAAAACTGCCGGGTTGACTGCAACCTGTAGGAACTCATTACGCCTGACAGCAGTCTGCTCTTTTGCGATCAGAGCATTAGACCCCCTTGCGATAATTTTAATATCTCCTGAATAATATTCAGGATCATTAGAATACAATAACGCCCATTGGTGCGTCATCTCGATACTTGGTTTAGTGATTCCTTTGTCTATGTTCCGGACGACATTCTTTATACCCCTGGTGGCGTTATTCATCATCATACTGAAACCTGACGCTGTGCTTAATGCGCCACTTCCGCCCTGTCGACTCCCATATGAATATTTCGGTATTCCGGTTTTTGTATCTGCCTGATCTGAAAAGAACTCATACACTCTCATTAAATCGGCTGCCATGGATGGCGGTGCAAAAAAAGAGACAGGTGGTCTGCCTTGGGAACCGGCTATGCTGTTCTTCCCGTCGATCGGCCATTTTTGCCATGGTCTGAGTTCCGGCATTTGTGTTCCTGCTGGTAATTGAGAAACGTCATAAGTGACTTGAGGCCCTGAAGCAATAGCCATGTTGTTTATTAAATTTCGGGCAGAAGCGTTGCAAGCATCCTGAGAATCCTTGATTAATTCCGGTACGCCTGCGCCCCATATGGAACCATTACGGTTTCTAAAGCTTGCGAAATGATAAGGGACCCTGCCTAAAGGATCTCCGTTGATTTCAGCTTTTATAACGTACCGATCCACTAACCAAACCTCAACTTGATACTCTGCGAGTGGGTCTTGTATCCTTTCAGGATCTATTCCGTATTCAAGTAACATTAAGCCCTGGCATGATCCCCAGAATTGTAACGCATCTATCCTGGTTTCCGGAGACCTGTCTTCCCTGGGTCGATCTTCTAACGCTTGACGTGTATAGTCCTGGCCTACGTTCAGCCAAGAGACTGCGCCGTATCTGCCGTATTCTTGCAACACAAGGTTGATTGCTTCCTTGTTATACCCTTCAACATCTATCATAGCCTGTAAATCGTTCCTTGTGAGGCTGTGGCGCTCTATTAAGCCATCACTCGGCTTCTTTGAGTTCGGTAAGGGGTAAATATCAAACGGGCTGACACGGTTAAATTCAAGGGATATTTCTTCTTTTACCTCGATAGGCGGACCTTGTTGCTGTTCTTTCCATTTTAACTTTTTGCGCCTGCGGAGAACCGGCCCTTTTAAGACACCGGCCGGGAAAGTTACAATATCATCAATGCATTCCCTTACTGCACTTCCCCACTCGGCCTCATCAATAATATCTTCCAGCTTTGTTTCTATCTTTGAATTGGCCTCTTTCGATGCCTGGGACATTTCGTGCCTTAATTCTTCGGCAATTTCACCGGCCCTGACCTGCATGGCCTGTAACAACCATTGCTGCGCTTGTTCTCGGGACGTTATTGCACCCCCTTGAATCTGCATATTTAGTTCTTGACTCAACTCTAATTGTGTTGACTGTGCAAGGCGTTGCTTGATTTCGACTGTATGTTCGGGTGATAATTCAGGTACGGGGGTCGGCTTGATCCCCCACGGCTTATCGTCTGCCGGGAAAAGAATATCTGTGATCCACGCCGTTGCTGCTGCGCATTTTTCATCCGTTAACATCATGAATATCTCTGATCCTTTCTCACTATGAATAGCTGCAAGCTTAGATGGCGAGTATTCACCTTTTTTTTGCCTGACGGCCTCGATCATGCGGTTTTCTACTTCCAGCTTTGCCTCTTTAGAAGCTTGCCAGCAATCTCTTACATACGCCGCTAACGACGTTAAAATCGGCTTGTTTTGTTGTTCTTGTGCGTCTCTGAACTCCTGAGCCTGGGCGTTCTCTTCATCTATTAATTGCTGATTGCTTCTGACCTGGATTAACATTATGTCCATCCTTGTGTATTTTTAGGTTTAGCTTGAATTGGCGCTGTCCCTGGCATATGAAAGCTGTGCCCCATCGCGAGTGTTTGAAATGCATCCGCCCCGTTTGAATTATCATCATGCAAAGGTTTATCTTCGTATGAATTACTGTGTTCATTCCATTTTTTACGGTAGTTTTCGAGACGGTTTAAACCTTCTGAACACTTACTTTCATCAAACCAACAAATTTGAAATATTTGCCTGGCTGCATTAACTGAATCAATTTTGGCTTTTACCCGGGGTATTCTGTTGAAGCTAATTCCTAATTTCCAGGCTGACTCCCACCTTGATACGCCTGTTCCTAATTCTCTTACTGAGATATCATGAGGTGCGTTATGATTAAGGTATCTGTATCCCCTTTCATCAAGCAGGCCTCTGTAGTATTCAAACCCTTCTCCTGAGTCTTCAAGATAGTCGATCACGTGTATTTCCCTACCTACATCCTGAGTAAACCAGATCGCCATCACGTCGTTCATCCCCAGGTCCCACCAGGTTGAAACTCCCACCCCCGACTCAACAGGAACCGAACAAATTCGCTTTTCTTCCCGGGCTTTCTGAAATTGCTTCTTGAAATAAGCGCCTTGGATCGCCTGGTCAAACGCTTCATCAGGTGTTGACGGATGTTCCCGCTTCATATCGTCGCCGAGACGGTTGTGTTTACGGACATACCAATAACGTTGTTCAGGCTTGAGAACAATTCCCAGAGAAGTTTCAAGTCCTTGAAAATACTCAATAAACTTTTGTGGAATCGGTAAGCCTTCTTCAATTGTGTTCTTAGGATTTTGGAACCAGGGAAAGAAATGAAACTTGAAATCTAAATTGGATGGTTTTCTGCCTAACTCTTTGAGGGCTCTGGCTTCTTTACAATAATCATAAAAATATCCGGCCTTGCCTTCTGCGGTTGACTCTACGAATAGCAAGCATTCACCAGTCTCGGTGTGGATCGCTTCAAGAGCACCCGTAACAATTTCCCGGGCCTTTTCGGGGAACCTGGCGCATACCTTGCCAAACTCGCTGATATGCAGGAGTTGTGCCGTTCCTGACCTGAACGAGGTGCCTACTGTGACGATGGACCCGTTACTCAACTCTAATTCTGATTTTGACTTTGACTTCGACGATCTGACAGCTAATAGCCATTCTGGAAGATTTTCGTAAGGATAGAGAATTTTTCTCCTAAATATCTTTCCTGCATCATCTCTGTTATGAGCGATAATGCCAGCTTCAACATCTGAGTTGAATAAACACTCATCTAAAAAGTACAGATCAATAAAGGTTGTGAACCCCAACTGACGGGATTTTAAGATTAAATTTTGTGTATGGAGGTTGTTAAGTAGGTATTGTTGCGCTGCGTTCAGCTGGAAAAGAACTCTTTGCCCTGCATCATCTATTATATAATAAAGATGATTTAACCGCCATCTCTTATCTGAAAAACAACGCTTAAACTCCTTTCTTGCCTGGGCATCAGATGTAAAACGCTTTGTTGCCATTTCCGTTCCTTGTTACAAAAAACATTTCTCTTGTTGCAGTTTCCTGCCTTTTTCAATGTTTCTTTCAAAGATCACTACAAAATAGCTTGAATTTACGTGTTTACAGTCTCATCATACCGATCAGCTTTTATATCTGACTCTTAAGGTTGACAAGTAAAGTATGCGTATTTTCTCGCTATCATTCTAAGCCTTCTCTTTCTTATGCTCGATCTGCTTTTGCTCATTGTTTGCAAGGCCCCGAGTTGCGCCGTCCACGGTTGATAGAAGGATTTCGATGACTTCTGTTTGAGTTTGAATCGGCCCACCGTTTGCACCGGTGATTTCCTTCTTGTCGATAAAATCGCATTCTGATCTTCCTAGTAGTTCCAGCGCTTTTAACCTATCTCTGATTGCAACGTCTTCGTTTCGTGCAAATTCGGTCCAGAGTTGTTGTCTTTCTTCTCTTGTTGCTATCTTTTTTCTATTGCGTTTTTTCTCTCGTTTTTTGATAGCCTTTGCTATCCTAACATTCCTTATATTCCGAAGCCCGCTTAGTTCTGCGCTTTTATAACCTGCTTTTCTCGCCGCGTCTGTTGCATTTCCATCAAAAAAATCAACGAATCGCTGTTGCTTAACTGTAAGCGGCTTCTCGTTCATTTCTCTTCTCTCTTTGCATTATATGTATTATTTTGATTGTATCTTGATCTATCGCTTCAACTGTTTTAAAAACTCCCTTGCATTTACAACAGAGGCGGACTCTCAATATTTCCCGCTCAAGCCATGAAGTTGTTGAAATTACACGAGTTTTTTCATTTCCGCAAAAGGGGCAGTTCATAAGAACACTCTTCTTTGTTATGTTATATCTTTTTTACCTTTGCATACACTTCTTTACCTGTCAAGAACTTTTATTCTTTTTCTGAACTTTTTTCGTATCTCGATAACATTGTTCACTCTGCTAAACGCTTGTTTATTCTATCCTTTATTATGGATAATACCATGAATTTTACTTTTTTGTCAATATTTTTTTGTGAATTTGTTAAATGTTTTCAGTCTCTTACAAACTCTTTTCTTTTTTTTCTCATTTTTTTCAAGAAAAAAACTTGACAAGTAAAATAAAAGGTGTATCTTAATAAGCATGGAAGGGAAAACAGAAACCTAAAAAAAGGAGACATGAAAATGATTTTTTTTGAAAACATCCCACCCACGCCAACCCGGCTCGTCAGGAGCCTAATAGTTCAAAGCGAGGAAGACTTTCTTGAGTTTTGTAGATTAACTTACGAGCTCAAAGAGAGAATCGTTAGAAACTCTCTAAAGTTAGGGAAAGAGGGCTTCATCTGGGCAGTTCGTGAAGAGTTCGGCCTGAGCCGTGAGGAAGCCATAGCCCTTTACGAAGAAGAAACAGCTTCAAACTAACCTAACCGCCCCTGGCAACCGGGGCATAAAAAAGGAGAATGAAAAATGAAAAATTTAGGAGTTCAACTTTCAGATGATGGAAAAACAGAATGGCGGAACAACGGTGGATGTATAGAACGCAAAGCTCTATATGCACAAACCCCACAGTGGGAGAACGTAACCAGTTCAACTACAACCCCCACGACCCCCGCAGAATTAAAAGCTTTTTGTAAGGCTGGCAATTTTGGGTATGAACCACCACGAACCAAAGAGGAGAAACCATGCTAAAAAAAACAGGAATACAAATCAGTCCCGGGTCCCTCGAACTTTTAGGAACTCTTTTCAAAAAAGGAGCTGGCAAGCCAAATCCCAGCGGTGCGGCAAGTTACATAGTTGAATCATTCAGGAACCTTTACAGGCAAACATTACTTAAGATCAAGGGCCTGTTTACACCCGAGGATCTTTATCTCATGCTTAACGTAGCAAACGGTACAATACTTACACCAAGCATCGCAGGGCAGCAACTCTTACCCTCCGTGGAAGACGGCATTGCACTTGATAGCCTTGATACCTGCTATGAGACTAACGGCCCAGCTCTGATAGAAAAAATGAAAACGCTTTCAATCCCAGAACGGGCCATTTTGGAAATCTGGCTGAAAGGGTTCTGGGAACAGAACGGCATTAAGGGCTTGACCATCGAAGACTATATCAAACCCTTGATAAGCCCTGTCTAAAACCATCGCCCGGAGTTTATACGACTCCGGGCTTTTTATTTTTCATCTTTAAACCATTCCTTCATTTCAGGATCGCCTGTATCAATGCAATAGCAAACTTCACCGGATGTATCGTTCGTTAACCCTATAATGCAACTGAAATTATCCACTCCCGCCCGCCTGGTGAACGGTGCGGCAGGCCTAAAGACTGTTCCGGCTTTGATAACAATGTCCTGTAATAAAACTTTGTTCATTTTCCGACCCTCCGTTCTTTTTGTCTTCGTTCTTTCTTCCTGCGATCCTCCGCCCAACTTGAGTACCCGTGTTCAACGCATTTATCAGCATCCTTACACCGGCCTGTTCTTAACTTTCCACAATGCGCACAATCTTTTTTCATTCTTTCCCCCTGAACAACTCCGCCCTATCATCCATTTCCGGATGATCTCTCAACGTTTGCAACATGCAAGCAATACAGAACCTTGCAGCCGCCAGGTGATGTTTTTTAATACCCAGCTTTTCAGCATCAGGATCATAGTCCTGCCTTTCATAAAAAAATTGTTTTAAATGCCGAATAGTGGCATCAAACATTTCTGAAATTGGGAACCCTTTACGCCAACTCTCCCGATAATATTTTATCAAGCCTTCCTGGTACGCCGGTTCATCAAATTCAAGACAAATATCAAGCGGGATTAAAGAAGGCTTTGGCTTGTTCTCCTGCTCGGT